GTATAACCAATTTCTGCTTTAGCAATCTCAATTAAACTTGGCATAGTTAGCCAAGTAACAATTTTGCTTCATCGGAACTAATTCCAAGTTTGTCAAGTAGTGCTGCCTTAGCAATTGCCTTTGCATCGGCTTCGGTTTTTTGTGCTGCATAATTAGCAGCATCTAATTCAATTTGAGCAATTTCTTCAGCGTTTGCATTTCTGATAATTTCCTCACCAGTTTCGCAATTAACTTCTTTAATTTGTGGTGTATTTGTTTTAGTCATTTTATGATACTCCGTATAGTAGAACTGTTCCTGATGTGATATTTCCAGAATCGCACAAAAATGTTATAGAACTTATTGCTGGTGTTTGATTATACACAGAATAACCAAAATATCCTCTTACGCTTGTTGTTGTTGTGAAATCATTTGCAAATTGCATTGTTTGAAGAATTTTAAAAGTTGTAGTATTGGTGTAATCAGGTATTTCAATAATTGCTAAACTTTCCGACACCGCGTTGTCTGCGGCGGTAGTAGCGCGGACTTGTGTTTGATTAAAAGCCTCTGCTGCAGTAGTTGAAAATGCACTAAAAGTTAAATAACGAGTAGCGCTATCCCCATTTACTCTCATATTTAGATTAGAACTGTCTGTTGCAGGTACAAATTTTCTAATTACCAATTGTAAATTTTTATAAGTTGCAGGGATTGACGATAGTGTTACCGAAGCACCTGTTAAAGTAGTCGTAGAAATTAAAGTCATACCACCACTTGAAGGTGTTGCCCAACTAGGAACTCCTGCTGCAACTGTGAGCACTTGTCCTGTGCTGCCAATTCCAAGTCTTGTGTTTGTGTTAGATGTCGATGAACGATATTCAACATCGCCAAGAGTTGTTGATGGGTTTAAGTTTTTTGTTGTTGTATCAACAGATGTGCCAAGCGTGCGAATAGCACTTGCGCCATCTTTGACCAGAGCGGTGTCATCCGGTGTTGTCCATCCATAATTAGTAGTGGTTGCCATATTGTCCTATTCTCAGGATACGATTGTAGCGTATTCCCATGTCAATGTTTGATCTATTGTTTGCCATGTTTCAGTTATTGGTGTTGTATTCCATCTCATTGCCACTTGGCTATATGCCACAGGCGACAAGTTAATTGTTAGGAATAATTCGTTGAACCTAGTGCTCCATGACCAACCTTCGACATATCCTTCAAACTCACCGCCTGAAATCTGTGCAGGTAAGTTTTGAAGGTTAAGCGGTTGCCCCATAAATACGCCTAACAAATTATCTCGATCACTATTATCAATCTCTGGATTTGTAAGTGGAAAGGTAATGCTTTGGAATGCCGGCAATGGGAAGGCTCTTTGGGCAATATAACGATCTGCCACATCTTGCGCATCGGTAGCATCGTGAAGGACTGATTGAATGCTTTCGGCTTTGTAGCCATAGGTTGCAATTGATGTTGCAGATGTAGCTGTTTCCTGTGAGCCAAAATTGTTGCCATAATTGATTGCAACATCGTTTCGAATATCACCTGACCTTGTAATCGTGCTTAATCCTTGACCTAAAGCGTGGTTTGCATCAAGATCAACATAGCCATTGGTTAATAGGTAATTTTGGCGGTGATCTGCATCGGCATATCCAATATTGCCTTCGTTGTCCTCATATAAATATCCAAATGCTGAGTTAGCAATAAGGCTTGCAATGTTGTAAATAGTATCTGTTTCGGCTGCTCTGTTTTCCATTGTGTAAAGTCCAGGAGTGTCAATTTCGCCAAGTCCTAGATTTTGCGCATTAGCCCATGTTTCAGTTGCATCGTATCCTGCCCAAGTCGCAGCTGCTGGCACATCATTCCAAGTGCCAAGCAATACGCTGGACAATAAAGCATATATCTGGTTGCCATCCTCATCCTGTGAGATTGTGCCTAAATATAATTCTTTTGCTAACTTAACAAGTGAGCCCATTGCAAGGACTGAATATTGTATAACAGTTGCATTTGATCCAGTCGCGCCAACGCTAACTGTAATATCAGTTATGTCGCCACCAAAGATATTGACATAAGCAGCTGATGTGTCCTTGACTTGCAGACTTAAACTGTCGTTAATATCAAATGGCAATGTTTGACCAGTAAGTGCCACAAATGTAATCTGCAAATAAGATGGGTTCGGTTGCTGGTAAATATCTGTTCGCCCAGCCTGATGCTGAATATCGCTAATTGCTATGTCGGTGTAATCAACACCTGCAACTGTAAGTTTCCAATCGGGCGACCATGCGGTCATTATCTGCCTACTGTTCCGCCGACTAATAATCCTGCTGATCTTGCTGCGCTTTGATTAAGCACACCTGCCACAGCTCTTGCAGCACCTTCGCCATCAATAGCATTTACAGTAATGTTTGTAACTCCACCGCCTGTTGTGTAACCGCCATTAGGTCGAGATGGAAGTGCTGGCAATTTAGATGATGGTGCAGGGTTAGGCAATGCACCGATATTAACTCCTGGAATTATATTAACTACTCGGATAAGTTCATTGGCAAGAGATACAACCAAGCCAATTGCTTCTCTCAGGAATGTGATAAATCCTGAAATGATGCCTGAGATACTTGCAATGGTTCTGCCAAAACTTGCAGCACCTTGCTGAGTTTCTGATAAGGCTGCATTTAATCCTGCATCACCTGTAAGTCCTGCAATAAATCCGTTTAGTGCCGGAACACCAACATCGTTAATAAATGTAATAAACTTTTCTACCTGTGGAAGCAAGGCTGTGCCTAGACTTTCCTTAGCCTCATCAAATCCAACCTTTAAGCGATCAATCTTGCCTTGAAATGTTTCTGCGTTTGTAGCAGCTGCGCCACCATATAATTCTGATAACCTTGTTTGCACTTCGGTGAAAGTTAATGTCGAGAGTTCGGCTTTAGATAATCCAAGTCCTAATCTGCCAAGAGCCATTGTGTTGCCATCTTGAGCACGACCTAATGCGTTTGCAACTGTTTCTAATTCAATGCCTTTGCCTTTGCTAATATCTAAAGCAAGGCTTAATAATCTTTGTGCTTCACCGGTATCTTTTGTTGAAACTGCCAACCTCTGCATCGCTGGTCTAAGTTGGTCATCGGCAACGCCAGTCGCTAAAGATGTTTGCAGGATAAAATCCTCAGTTGCCTTTATTTGGTCATTAGTAGCACCTGTGGCAGTCCTTAACGCATTGGCTAACCTAAGTTGTGCAGCCTCATCCTCTATTGCAGCCTTGACCCCATCAACGGCTAATTTAGTGCCATAAGCAACGGCAGCAGCAGCAGCGACAGCAAATGCAGCAGCAGCCTTCTTTCCAAATGCTGAAATCTTTTCGCTGTTAGTTTCAACGGCATTGTCAGCTTGATTTAATTTATTCTTAAGATCATCAATATCCGCAAGGATCTTAAGCGATAGGGTTCTGGTATCTCTTGCCATTTATGCCCACTTATCCAAAATGCGGTTATACGCTGCTTCCCATTTGTTAATCAATTCAGGCTGAATTCTGCGAAGCGTTGGATAGATAAACCATCCACGCGAACCTCTGCCTTGTCGTCCTGAATATGCAGGAAACTGTTTGAACTTATTAGATCCAAACTCAACAGCACCCCATAGGGTTTGCGTGTTAGCCCCACCTGAAAATTTCTGTCGTGCGAAACCATACTTGAACTCACCGATTTTACTCGACTTGGAAATGCTAACGCCATCCGCAACTCTTTGCGCAACTTTGCCTGATTTTGTTCGACCTCTAGCTGCTGTTTTAATTTCCTCAGCTGCGTATGTCGCCAAAGCATTAGATTGAATTCTTGCTTCCTCTGTGGCTTGCGCATCCATAACTTTGAAAGCCTTGAGAATATCGCGTATGTCATTGCGACTGTAAGCAATTGTTTCATTTGCCATACCTCGCCTCCAATATTTCTATCGCTGTCAAAATGTCGTCTGCATCAACCCATTCACTCATTGGTATGTTGGTGGCTATTGCCAACTCAACCAATAATCTGCTTAGGCTTCCTGCTGGGTGACTTTTGGGACTGCATCACCGACAATTACATCGCTGACAGTTTCCATCCAAGCCTCAAATGGTTTGACTGGTTTTCCAGCAGCTTCACGCTTGTGTGCGTTGTATGCTAAAAACATCAGATCCCACATGCCAAGTTTTTCTTTTGCTTGGCTTATGGTGTTGCCAGTTGTCTTTTCCCATTTAGCCCACTCAGGCGGTTGGGCAATATATGTTGCTTGCTCGCCTGAGTTATATTCAATTGTAATTGGTAACTTCATTTTTGCTCCCGTTTCTATTTCTTAACTAAATGTTTCGGTTACTGCTCCACCTGTAACTAGGAATTCGTAAGTAACTGTTTGTGCATCCATTCCTGATCCACCAACTGTTGGGTAACTTGGCTTAATTGGGAATGAAAATGATGCGCCTGTTGCACTTACTAAAGTGATTGTGATGTCTGTATCTGGTGCAGAATCGCATGCAGTCCATAGTGCCTCACATACGGAACTTGTCTTGCCCCAATCGGCTAACATTTCAAGTGCAAATGTAGCTGATACATTTGTGGTTTTGTAAGCCTCGCCATCAAGTGTTTGATAGGTCTGTCGCTCTAAAACCTTTGTCAAAATTGCGCTGGTTGCTTGTGCTTCGATGTCTGTTCCACCTGTGAAAGACAACGAAATATCGCAACCGGTTATTACTGTGGTTGCCATGATTTCTCCTTAGACTGTGCGTGTGTAGTAGGTAGATACTCGAACATCTGCAATAAGCAAAGTCGATGCTCCGACTGTGGTAACTGTTGGTCTTTCGACCGAGCTGACAATATAT